ATCGTCGCCTCCTCACGCGGTGATGATCCTGTAGTTCCCGAGCGCGGCCATGTCGCTCGGCAGCAGGCGCACGCCCCCCGACACGCCGCTCTCGGTCTGGTTGTAGGTCGCGCCGACCTGGCCGGCGTGCTCCTCGCGCAGGCCGGGGGTGGCCGTGACGGCGTTCTCGGTCAGCTGGCACACCACCTGGGCTATCGCCTGCGTGGCGGCGGCCTCGTATCCGGCGGCGAAGCGGACGGCCACGGCGCGCAGGCGGTCGGGGGTGGGCCGCGCCAGGCGCAGCTCCCCCCTCTCCGCCCACTCGTAGCCGTCGCGTTCCTCGCCGCACACGCTCACCGAACCGACGGAGCGGATGCCCATGGCCGGCAGCCAGAGCGTCCTGCCCCCGCCGTCGAGCTCGCACGCGCACTCCATGACCGGGGCGACGTGCCACCCGCACCAGTCGCGCACGGCCGACGACACGGCCGCGAGCTTCGCGGCGATGGTGTCGTCCGTGCTCGACAGCCGGTTTCCGCTGAGGGTCCTGAACGCGCTCACGTCCAGGAGCGGCGGAATCGCCGTCTCGCCCCCCTCCAGGGTCACCCTGTATCCCCAGGGCGTGTGGACCTCCGCCATGACCCGCCTCCCTTGTCCTTCGGCCTCATGGCCTTGTTTCTTGCCTGCCTGGGCCTCTCCCCCTGGGATCGGCCCTTGCGGCGATGTGTGGTCAGCATCTGTGGCTCCGCGCGGCGCGGCCCATGGCGGACTCGCCCGGGCCGCGCCCGATGGGTCGCTACTGGCTGGACTGGCAGGTCAGGCCGAGCAGGCTCAGCTCCTGCCGGTGCGTGCGGTGGCCGTCGGTGGAGATGATCACGACCTTCTGGGCGTCCTTGTTGGACACCTTGAGCGCCGCCTCGCCGTTGTCGACGAGCTGGCCGGTCTCGGCGTCGATGAGCTCCGCGAGGCCGCTGCCGTAGGACGGCTCCAGGCCGACCTTCACGGACGTGGCGTCCCCGTCGACGTCGCTGACCCTCAGGGCCATGAAGTTGCCCGCGCCCCAGTAGTCGGGCAGGGCGCCGCTGGTCACCCACTTGAGCGTGCCGCGCACGCCGGCGGATCCCACGACCAGGCCGCTCTGCAGGTCGCTCACGGCGTGCCCGTAGATGGTATCGGTGGCTCCCATGGCCCCGACCCCCGCGTCCGCGAGGTCGTCGAGGTCGAGCGTGATGATCACGAACGCCAGCGGGTACTCGATGGCGAAGCCCTCGCGCTGCGACGGGCGGATGGCGATCCGCCCGTGCGAGAAGTCGTCGCTGTCGCTGTTGGTGACGTCCACGCGGCGGCCGCCCTTCTTGTCGTAGACCGTGCCGCCCATGGCCCACGCCGCCACGACGATGGTGCCGGCCTCGATCGCCGGGGTGGGCACGGGGTCCATCTCCCACACGCGCAGGCCACTCTCGCCCGGCGTGGTCGCGCCGTAGGGCCCCACGCTGAACGGGGAGACGGCGCGGTACTGCCCGTTGGCGTCCTTGAGCTTCTTGAGGGCGCTCCAGTCGGTCGGGTTGAGCGCGAACGCGCTGGCCTCGAAGCCGCCGGGGGTGTTCTGCAGGATTCCCTGCTTCGCGTCGTCCAGGGCGTCGAGCAGCTCCTCGTAGCTGTAGACGGTCATGCGCTGCATCTGGCTCGCGTACTGGAACACGCCCTTGAGGTTGGCGCCGGTGCCGTCGCCGTTGAGGAGCTGGTCCTCCTCCTCGACGTCCATCATGTAGGCGACGCGGTTGTCGATGTTCTGGCGCAGGCGCATGTCGTCCTCGAGCAGCTCGTCGGACTGCTTGTATATGACGCCGATCTTCTTGACCGCCGTGGTGTGCTCCTCGGGCTCGCCGAAGTGCACGGTGGGGAACTTGCCGTTCTCGGCGATGGCCGCCGGCGAGCCCTCTGCGGCGCCCTCGGTGAAGTAGGTGATGGCGTCCTTGTCGGTGGTCTCGTGGCTGAAGAGCTGCGAGATGGTCAGGCGTCGGCGCAGGCCCGTGCGGATCTCGGGCCTGACGTCGGCGTAGGTCTGCGCGTAGTCTCCGGTGGGCACGACCTGCACGTCGTCGGCCGCCTTGGAGTCGGCCACGTCGGCGCCGAAGGCCACGCGCTCGCCGCGCTTGGCGCCCACGCCCTTGAGCGCGGCGGCGGCCGCCTCGCCGAACGTGCGCGGGGCGCGCTTCTTGCTCTCCTTGGGCTCGTGGCCCTCGCCGTCCAGGTTGCCGAGGAACCCGATGAGGCCCTTGGCGGCCTCGGCGGCCTTGATCCTCTCCTGCACCTCCTCGATCTGTCCCTTGATCTCGGTGGCGCGCTCGATGGCGTCCTTGTCGCCGTCGGCGATGCCCTTCTTGAGGGCGAGCATCTCGCCCTTGAGCCTTTCGAGCCTCTCCTTGAGGGTCATGTCTAGTCCTCCTCCTCTTCTAGTTCTTTCAGCAGTGCCATGAGCTCGGCCTTGCGTTCGTCCTCGCGGCCCTCGGGGATGGCCTTCCCCTCGCCGCCCTCGGCTCCTCCCGCCTGGGCTCCGCCCTCGTCATCCTGCCCGTCGTCCAGGAGGGACTCGAGCAGGCGTATGGCCTCCTTGATGGTGTCGGCGTCCGCCTTGCTGTTGCGCCGGCCCGCCTTGGCTCCCTTGACGTCGGTCACCTCGGCGTGCTGGTTGGCCGGGATCTGCACGAGCGACACCTCGAACAGGTCCAGCTCCCGGAGCTCGCACGCCTTCGCTTCGTTCTCGAGCGTCACCTCGCCGGCCTCCCGCACGTCGTAGGCGAAGCTGAACTGGTAGAGCCGCCCGGTCTTCACGAGGTGGCGCACGTCCTGCGCCACCTCGCTCTCGCCGTCGAACTCGGCCTCGACGTAGAGGCCGCGCTCATCCTCCCGGGCGAGCGTCACGGCGCCGATGTTGTACTTGGGGTCGCTCGTGTTGTGGCCGTAGAGCAGCGGGATGGGCTTGCCCATCCCCTCCCACCGCTCCAAGGTCCTAGCGAATGCGCCCCTGGCGACCACGTCGCCGTAGCAGTCGGGCTCCCGGTCGAAGGTCGATGCGTAGCCGCACACCTTCCCGCCGTCATCGGCGACCTCCAGGGTGCCCGTCGCGTCCTTGTAGAGCATGCGTTCCTCCTTTTCCTGATGTGAGAGGAGCCCGCGCGGGCTCCTTGTTGCCGTCTTCGCCTACAGGTCGACCTCCACGGTCTCGAAGCCCGCGAGGAGCTTGAGCTCGCGCTCCATCTCGGCCTTCTTCGCGAGGTACGGCCTCGAGCACTCGGGGCAGAGGTGGTGGTTCCCGCCCGCGTCCACCCAGTCCCCCAGGCCCGCGGCCCTCGCGGCGATGCCGCCGAATCCCAGCTGCTCGAGGTCTGCCGCGAGCTCGATCGTCCTGCCGCACGAGTTGCAGCGCATGATCCTCTTGGTGAAGATCGCCATCTTGCGGGCTCCTTTCCCTCGTGGGGGCCGCTTCCCTGCCGTCGGGCCACGCCCCCGGTCGTGCTATAGTGGTCTTGGCGTCGTATCGCACCCGCCCGGTCATGAACACCGGGTATAGGGGTGCCGGCGCCCTTCCTTTGAGACTTGGTGGGGGGCGGAGAGGCTCGAGCTCTCGTCGGCCGGCTAGCTGTCGTTACGGCGTTATGGCTTGTGTGGCCGCTGCTCTGCAGTCGAGCTGCTCCCCCTGGTTGTGCTATAGTGGTCCTGGCGTCGTTCGCATCTCCCCGGTCCTGAATACCGGGTAGGGATGCAGGCGCCTTTTCTTATATGACGTGCTCCCCGCCGTGCCAGTCGAGTATCAGGACCGCCCCCTTCTCCATCAGTCCGTCGCTGACGGCCCTCTCCGCGTGCTCGAGGGCGTCGGCTAGCGTGATCCTGTCCAGCGCGAGGTCTACGACCACGCCCTCGGCTCCCTGGCGGTTCGCCTTCTTTATGAGCGTGTAGACGGCCCGTGGCACGAACGATTCCGGTCTCTTGAACTCGCATATGCGGCCGTCGAGCCTGATGTCGGGCTGCCGGCCGTCGCCGTCCGTGTGGAAGAACTCGACATCATGCCCGTTCGCGGAGCATCTCGCCGCCGCGACGAGCTCCTTTCCCAGCGGGTTCGTCTTCCACTCGGCCGTGGTCCTCCCGTTCGTAGCGTATGACTCCACGGCCCTTCCGACGGTGTCCTGGAACCGCTCGGGCGTCTTGTTGCCACGTTGGTACTGGGCGCGGGCCTTGTTGAGCGCCTTGTCGGCGGCCGCCACGTCCTTCCTGTACTTCCGCAGGGCCTTGTTGCCCGCCCTGTCCTTGCCGGAGATTATCTCGATGGTGCAGTGGCACTCGCATGACTCCGATGCGGGCAGGCTCGCGTCGCCTGGCCACATGGCGCCGTTCGTGAACGTCCCGTCTATCGGGACTCGCTGGCCGTCCAGGGCCACGTGGCTCGATCTCGGCGCCTTGCTCGGGTTGTGCACCCACTCCTTCATGCAGCTCACGCCGGACTGGCGGGCCCCCTCCATGGTCCCGGCGCTGTTGACGGCCGTCGCCATGGACGACGAGTTCCGCCCGACGCGGGAGTCCATGAGGCTGCCGTATGACTCGGCCACGCAGGACCGCACGGCGTCGGGCGTCCACGACTCCTCGCCCTGGGACCACAGGGCGTCGATGTCCTCGGTCAGTCGGACGAACGTGGACTGGACGATCTGGTCCGACCTCGACTCGCAGAGGCTCGTGATGGCGTCGGCGACCTTCCCGGCGTCCAGGTCGCCCTCTGGGCTCAGCTCGCGGAGCACGCTGCGGGCGGCGGCCTCGGCCTGCGGCCCCGCGGCCAGCGCGAGGTCTTCGGCCAGCTCGCTTACCCAGCGGGCCTTGCCCCTCCAGATGGTCCCCTGGCTTCCGCCCGCGGCGTAGTCGCCCCATGCGGTGCCGGCGACCGCGCCCGCGACGCTCTCGGCCTGCCTCTCGTAGAAGGCGCGCAGCACCTCGGCCAGCTCCCGCTCCGCGGCCCGCATGGCCGCCGACCTGCCCTTGCGCGGGCACGCGCGCGCCGGCGCGCCCTTCGTCCGCGGCCCCGCGCCCTTCGCGGCGCCGGGCAGCGCGTAGAGGACGCCGCCCTCGATGTACGCGACCGGGACCGCCGACTTGTCGGGCGCCGTGTCGTGCGGGTTGGCGAGCCCGCCCTCCACCACGTTCATGGGCACGATGAGCTCGTCGCCGCCGTCAACGGCCGGCAGGTTCATCCTCGCGCGGGCCTCGTTGCGCAGCATCCACGGCCCTCCCGTGCTCTGCGACAGGAAGCTCGCCTGCTCCTCGAACGAGCCCGCGAGCTTCGCCGTGAGGTCGAACTCCGCGTAGCTCCTCGGGTCCGCGCCGATCATCGGCACGAGCCGGCGCTCGATGTCGGCTCTCATCATCGTGAGGTACGGGCCCAGCGTGTCGGAGTAGAGGCTGCGCGCGTTCTCCTTCACGGAGGCGTACGTCTGGCCGTCGTTGCTCCACACCTGCGCCGGGTTGACGTGGTACGCGGCCGCCACGTCCTCGCGCGACAGTCGCATGCTCTCGGCCCACTCCGCCTCCTTGGCGTTGAGCCTCGTCTCCATGAGCTCCATGCCGTCCTCGAGCAGGGGCGTGCCGCCGGTGTCGGTGCCGTCCTTGCCGGCGAACCTCGACTTCCACGACTTCGCGAACCGCGCGCGCCCGCCGTTCTGCGACCAGTCGGGCGCGTCCTTCGGCCGCTTGATCCACCGGCTGAACCACCCGCCGTTGCGCCACACCTTGTTGCGGTACTCGCGCGAGCTCGCCTGCTCGGCGAGCACCTGCTTGAGCGCGTCGACGGGCGAGAGCGGCGTCACGGGACGGCCCGGGTTGTACTCCACGTGCGAGACGAACTGGTCCGCCGGCACCTCGATCTCGCGGCCGGTGGTGGTCGGGTTCCTGAGCACGTAGCTGCTCGGGCGGAAGCCGTCCCTCGTCTTGGTCTGCGCGACCCAGCCGGCGGGGATGTGCTGTATCGCCCACCCCGTCTCCGTGTCGGCGCTGGGCAGCACCCACCAGAGGTAGCGCCCGTATATGCAGACGTCGCTGATCGTCCACAGCACGAGGTCGTAGGTCGTGACCCCTCCGCCGGGGTCCGCCAGCAGCCTCGGGAGCACACCGTCCGTGTCCCTCGGCCGGTCCTCGTCCGACACCCGCATGTAGCACTTGAGCGGCAGCTGCGCGACGTTTCGCGCGATGAAGGAGACCACCGCCTGCAGCTCGGGCTGCGTGCGGTACACCTCCTCCACGCTCATGCCCAGCACGGCGTCCCGCAGCGGGCCGCCGTAGTGGACGGTGTACTCGCGCCCGTCGCGGGTGCGGAAGAACTCGTCGTAGAGCGACATCAGCACTCCTCTCGATCACAGGACCATAAGGTCGTCGTCCTCGTATGCGCTCCTCGGTCCCCCGTCCAGGGGCACGTCCGTCAGCAGGCCGTACGCCTCGCTCACGGCGACGAGGGGCGAGACGTCCTCGGCCGACTTGCGCCGGTCCCAGGCGAACGCGTCCCCCACCGGCCTCGCCACCGCCATGCCCGCGGCGAGGTCGAGCGCCGGCTGCGTGCGGTGGTACACCGGCGTCGCGTCGCCGCGCTCCTCGGCGTCCCTGGCGTGCGCGCGTATGCCGTCGTATAGCCGGCCGCACCACGCGGCGACCTCCCTCGGCGGCGCCTCGTGGACCTCGACCCCGTCTATGGCCTGCAGGTACTCTATGAGGTCCGATGCGGGCGCGCCGGTCTTCTGCACGGCCACGGTCACGGGCCTCGCCGGGTCGGCGAGCCGCGCGAACCACCCGGTGACCCACGAGGTGCCCTGCAGGTACTCCGCGAGCTCCACGTGGTAGCTGCGGTCCGGCCTCATGCCGGCAACGCCGATGGCGGCGTGCCTGCGGTCGGCAGAAACATCCACCGCATACGCCACGGGCGAGTCCACGGCCACCTCGCTCGCCTCGTCGCAGGCGCGCTCCCAGGACTCGGACGGGAAGGGCGAGCTCACGCTCGTCTCTATGAACTGGCAGAGGTCCTCGATGCGGAAGGACGCCTCGGGGTCGGTCGCCGCCTCGGCCGCGATGGTGGCCTCGTCGAGGAACCCGTATCCCAGGCTCGGGTTGGCCTCGGCCCACCCCTCCCGGTCCCAGATGCCGCGCCCGGGGGCCGCGGACCACTCGAATATGCCTATCGCGCTCGCGAGCGCTTCCATGGCCTGCCTGGCCTCGTCGTCGTCCACGTCGGGCTCGCCCAGCTTGCCGTCGAGCGCGGCCACGATCCCGTCTGGGTCGCCGAGCGCGCGGTGCGCCTGAATCCTCAGGTGCCGGAGCACGACCGAGCTCGCGTCGCCCGCGTTGCTCATGCACCACACGAGCGCCGACCGCACGGCCTTTATCGTCTTGGAGATGGCGCTCCAGGAGTCCCAGCGCGTGTGCTCGCGCAGCTCGTCCATGAGCACCAGGTTGGCCGTCTTGCCGCGCCCTCCCTTGCGCGTCGCGGCCGCCACCTTGTAGCGTCGGTGGCCCTTGAGCTTGAGCACGTGGTCTCCGTGGCCGCGCGACACCTGCTGCACCTCGTCGGCGAGCTCGTCGATCTCCTCGAAGTACTGGACGCACCCCTCCCACACCTCCTGGGCCTGGTCGAGGTCCTGGGCGGTGCCCAGTATGAGCGCCGCGCCGAGGCAGGCGAGGAAGAAGGCGGCGAGCACCATGCCCATGACGCTCTTGCCGTTCTGTCGCGCCACCAGCACGATGACCGTGCGGAACCTGAGGTGCCACTCGCCGTCGAAGTCGCCGACGATCTCGAGGCCGTGCACGAACAGCCATTCCTCCCAGGGCAGCAGCTCGAGGGCCAGCACGTCTCGCGCGAAGTCGCACACGTCGTGGCCGAGCGTCGTCTCGGGCGTGAGGGGCCTGAGCGGCGGCGTCCATATGCGCGGCTCGGTCCTGCCCCTGAGCATCGGCTACCCCTCCTCGCGCCCGGGCCCTCCCCCGTACGCCCTGAACTTCTTCCGGTACTTCGCGAGGCTGCTCGTCCTCTCGGGGGACACCCCCGCGTCGCCCAGCATCTCGCGCAGCTCGTGGAGGGCCGACGAGAAGGAGCGCACCAGGTCCGTGTAGCCCCTCCACGCGGGGTTCGGCCTCATCACGGTGTGGGGGTTGCGGTCGCCGACCTCCATCTCCACGTACGGGTGCATGTCCGCCACGCACTCCCGCTCCTCGTCGAGCTTGTCCGCCATGAAGCAGACGTTGGTGGCCAGCTCCGTCGCCTGGGCGAGGAGCGGTCCCCTCATCCCCTTGCAGATCTCCCGTGCGCGCTCCTCGGGGGTCATGGCGGCCTCCCTCCTTGTGGGGAAAAAAGTTCACGTTCTCGCGGGGAGGGAATCAC